ACTTTAGCTAATGCTCGTAGTCCCCACTGATCTTGGTCTCTAGGATCACCTTGCAAGAGTTCAGCTTGTTTCGTTCTCTCGTCTTCTTCCTCTTGTAAGCTTAATTTTCTTTGTTCATCTAGGCGTAACTGTTCTTCTAAGTTAGCCCCCATTTCATTTATACTTTGCTCGACTGGGTCAAAGTCAGTGGTTCTATTTTCATCCATAATTAATTCATGTTTGTCTCTACTAACTCATTAGCAGCAGCTGGTAATAAAGTGTTTAGATCCATAAATGGTCCTAAGTCACCTATAATTGATTTAAACTCTTCTTG